GCCAGATAAAAATCGGATTGAACAACATTAACACCGTTAACATTCTTCAGTGATCCCATGCCTCTTGATGAAACACCTAGTGAAGCACCACCCTCAATTAATTGACGAGCGATATTCCCCATAGGAGTTGCCATAATTTTTGCTTTACCGATCCATTGAGTACCGTCTTCACGCAATCCAACAATCATGTGTGATACACGGTCTAAATTAATTGTAGGTGAATCTGGATGTCCCAGTTCACCAAATGCACGATTTTTGTTGATGTATTCTGTGGTATAACGATACACTTCTTTTTTCATTGTATTGAATTCGTACAGGCGCCCATTCTTATTTTTCTTTTCGGAAACAAGAAAAGGTCCTTCTATGTACAGTTCTTTTTCACCGTCTTTACCTTCGGTAATATAATTAACTGTTTCTTGGATTTCTTTAATTAATTTCATATTAACCTATTCCGTTGTTGCCGCCAGGTGTTAGACCATAAGGCGTATAGTTAAACGCTGCAGGATCTCTGAACTGTCCGCGTGAATAAAATTCATTGTGTTTGCGTAGTTCCATGATAATTGTATATGAATCATTTGCTAACATTCCGCGAGTTACAATGCCAATATTTCCATTTGCATTAGTTGTTCCTTGTGTGTTATTTGGAATAGTAATCCAATTGCCGTTGCCGTCATATTCACCATTACCATTCAAAAAGAATATTGTTTGTGGTGTGGTTGCTTGCCAAAATAATTCAACATCAGCTGTAGTTGAACTTGCACAATCATACCATAAACGATACAAAGAAAGTCCATAATATGGTAGTGTTGTATTTGCTGAACCACCTTGTGTGTTTGCAACAGGATAACCATTGGTTGCCAAAGCACCAGAAAGTGTGTTTGCTTGTATTCTTACAGTATTAGACTCTTGGCCAGTACCATCAAATTTAGCTGTTAATTTAATAACAGCATGTTGAGTGTCGTCTTTTAAGACTTGATATGTATAAGCATTTGCCATTTTTTAATCCAATTTTAGTATCTGTCGCCGCTGCTATGTGTGCGTCCAGTTTTTGTTTCTTTTGTTTTACCACCAGAAGAAGATTTTGCAAACTCAGAAGGACCTTTGCTCTTCATTGTGAAAGCATTAGGTTTCTTTGGTTCTTCTTTCTTTTCATCTTTTTCATCATTAGATTCTTCTCTAACGTATGATTCACCGTGAAGTGAACCGCCAATTCCATGTTTCTTTCTTAATTTTTCAGCTTCTTTTTCGTGATGTTCTGATTCACCTGGACCAGCATATTCTGCATGAGCAACGCTGTGGTCGGAGTGTGATACCATATCATCAGCAACTTTATTTCCATAATGTTTACGAACATGGTTTTCAATAGCTGTTGCAGCATGACTACTATTTTTCATACTTCCTGCACCAATACCATAACCTTGGTCTGCATGGTAAGATTCGTTACCGTGTTTGTGCCATAGGCCGGAAAGTGTCATTTTTTCCATTTTGCCTTCATCTAAAGGTTCCACTGATTCCATTTGGTGGTCAGCCTTAGTGTGCTTACCGTCGCCGTTTTTATCCAAAGATTTCATCATCTTCTTTTCAGATTTTTCGTGGCCCGCACCTTCTTCTTTTTCTTCTTTAGCTTCCTGTCTGACTAAATTGCCAGCAATCTCTTGTTTCTTTGCTTCAATAGCAGCAGTCACTCTATCATGAATAGAAGCGTAAAGTTCGTTACGAAATTCCACACCGTTGCTATCCATTGCGTAATCGATTAAATTTCTTGTTGCGTCCATTTTTATCTCCTATTAACTTAGTGTTCTTTTAACTACTTCTAAAACCGGTTTATAATCTTCATTTTTTGGATTTTTCTCTTTTGCCTGGTTGACACTCTTATCTAGGTCCGCCTGGTGAGCATTCTTCTCCATATCTAGTTGTCCTAACATTTGTTGTTGTGCAACATCTGTAGTAACTCCGACTGGCAATCCAAATCCTGCTTCTTTTTCTTTTTCCATTTCGCCTTGCATGACTTTGATTTCATCGTCATCCAAGCGCAATACGTTTCTTTGAATCCAAGCCTGAGAGAAGTATCTACCAGTATATGGATCAACTTCACCTAACAATGATAATCTTTCTTTCATCAACTCAGCTTCTTTAAGCTCAGTGAAGTTATTATCTTTGATGAAATTGTAATGAATATGTTCTCTGAACATTTTCCATTCATCATCTGTACAGATACCTTTAAGTACACATTGCACTCTTAGGCATTGGTCAAACAAATCTGAGAATCTACCTCTCATGCGTCCAACAAACTTAGCAAACTTTAATTCATCACGGGTAATCTCGCCAACACGGCCTAAAGAGAACCCAGATTGATTAGGATCTAACCTGGACACAGGAACATTCAATGACTTATATAGTTTCTTTTCAAAATACTTAACGTCTTCTAGCTCACCTAGGTTTTGACCACCTGGAAGTGTAGTAATCTCTGTACCTTTACCACCTTCTCTGCGAGGTAACCAAAAGTCTTCCATCATAGAAAGAAATTTACGGTCATCACGAATTTCGCCCGTGTTGGCATCATACACCAATTTGTTCTTATACTTGACCATAATGTCCCGCAGATATTGTTCTGCTTTCAACTTAGGTAAATTGCCCACATCAATATAGAAAATACGGCGTTCAGGTGCTCTAGATATACGATAGATGACTGTTGCATCTTCAATCATACGCAGTTGATTTAACGGTTTGATTGCTTTATGTAAATAAGATAAGACAACAGCCCTACGAGAATCCATAAGACCAGAAACCACAGAAACCACGGAATCTGTAGTAATTCTTGTACCAACTGGACCATAGTTTGTCGAGCTCCCTGTAGTTACTTTATCGTTATAAATGTAATACTCATTCACAACATTCATAACTTCTACGCCAGTGCGCTCATCTTTTTGTTTTTTGACTTCACGAACCTTACGCATTTTTCGTGGGTCAATATATCTTAACTCTCTAATACCCTTAGTTGGTTCTTCACGGTCAATAATGATATGATAAAAGAGTTTACCATCAATGTAGTATCTACGAAATATGTCTTGTGCCATTTTCGTATAATTTAACATACGCAAAATAGTACTAAATTCGTCTTTGATGGCCTTCTTAATTTTATCAGGTTGTTCTAGGTCGTCTAAAATAATCTGAATATTTTTGCCATCATCATCTTGGCATATTGCTTCATTTACAATATCGTCAATAGCAGATTCAATTTCTGGTTGCATTGCCATTTCACGATACCGAGAAATTAATTCAACTTCATTTTTTGCTGTTCCATCTAAATCAACATAAGTTCCATAATATGCGGCAGATGTAATTGTTAATGCACCATCATCATTACTCGGAGGTGAGAATGATTGTTGTGAATCTTGTTTGTTTTCATTCTCTTGACGAGATATTGTGAAACCAAAAAGTGAAAATTTATTTGCCATTTATTTTAAGTCCGTTCAAAAAATCATTAAAAGAGGACCGAAGTCCTCTTTATATAGTAGACCAAATTAGGTTGTTATAGCAACGCCGGCTGCCGTGGCAGTACTCCAGTATTGATATGCAAAAGTAACAGTAAATTCTTCAATTGTATCATTTGTTCCCCAATCTAAATCAATTGGTGACAAATCAACAGGAAACATACCAACAAAGTTATATGTTTTTATTGGTTTGCTAATGTTGCCATCTTTACCATATTGGTTAACTTTAGCCTCGAGTGTGTATTTTTGGTTATTAGCAACAGCACCTTTTAATCCCGCAGACGCAACATTTCTAATGTTCGCTTCATGGGAATTAATACTATTCATCCATTTTTCAATAGAATTTCTGATTCTAAAATCTTCATCATTTATAACTGTTACTGTCCAGTCCGCAAAAGTTCTATTGCCTGCAAATTTTATTTCGCGGCCTTGATAGAATATTGGTACTATACCTAAAGTTGATCCAGGTAATTGCGCTGATTTAACCATGAACGAAAAAGGACCTGATGCTGCAGATCCTACGTCATCAGGTAATCCTTCCATAACAACTTGAAATAAATTTGGACGAGCTCCATCCCCCGCTAATTTTGATGTGAAGTTACTAATTGCAAACGTCATTTTTTTCTCCTCTATTTGTTAGTTTATTTATTACGCTGTGGTGTTAGTAATTGTTGTGAAATTAACACCAGTACCAACTGCAACAAAATTCAACTGAATATAGTTAATAGAACGAGCAGGTTGAATGTAAACATCACCAACAAACTGATTATTATTAATAACAGAAGGGGTGTTATTTGTTGAATCACAAACAACTTGAAATGAAGTGATACCTCTTTGCGCTTGAACATCACGAAGATAAGGTGTTATCAACGAAACAAATTGTGCTTGTGTAAACGCATCGTTAAATTCAAATAGTGAGAATTGAGCTGCTCGTGCAATTGCTTGTTCAAGAACAATAAAGAGCCTACGAACATTGATACGGTCAAATGCGGAAGGTTGAGTCTGCATGGTTTTATCACCAAACAATACTGTACCTGATCCTGGGAATGAAACAACTGGATTGACAGCACTTCGATATAGATAATCTCTACTTGTTTGTGTTGGATTCCATGCTAATTTAATAACATTCTTGATAACACCGCGAGAATAACCAGCTGGCGAGAACCATGGACTTGCTGCTTGATCCGTGTTTACACACAATCCTGCAATGTCGCCATTTAATGGAACCCAAATATAGTTGTTATTATAACGATCAAATGTGTATTTCCATCCAGAATCTGCAAATGCATAAGAACCAACTGGTCCGCCTGCTAATGAAGAAAGGCCTGACATCCAAGTTGCAACAGAAGTTTGTTCACTTCCTGAATTATTAACAACTGCAGCATACGGCGGAGAAACAAATGCAACACAATCTTTACGAGTTGCAGCCATGTTAATAGCTGCTGTTTGAACTGCTGTATTTGTATATGGACCTGTTACTATTAATGAAATAGATGTTTGTGCAACGTCTGTGAAATTCGCCATTGCAACAATAACATCAGAGTCAGTTACAGGTGTATCAATTCCACCAGCTAAAGTTGACGTTACTATTCCAACAGTGTCAAAATTCGTATTTGCTGCATTTCTTCCCCATGTTCCGTTCGTATTGATAAAAGTTACTGGGTCAACTGCGTAAATATATTTTGAACTATTAAAAATTGCTTTTTTGTAGTAGTTTGATTGTCCTGATGAATCTAAAGAATCAGCTGCTTTAGAAAGATAAGAGAAGGTTTCTAAGACTGTACCTTTTGTGCCAGAAATTAAACCACCAGTATCAATGACAGCAATGTGAATCTGGTCATTAGCGCCACCAACTATTGAAGTATTATAACCTGTGGTGGGAGCACTATTGAAATAACCTGACAATGCAACATTTGAATAATTTGTTCCAGCTGCATTATATAATGCAATATTCCAAGAAGCATATGCACCTGCGGATGCGCCAGCGTCAGCAACAGAAACTGTCAATGAATTACCAAGAGCGCCTGGATATCTTGCCATAAATGGACCATAAGCATTTCCATTAAGGCCATTCAATAATGTATATTGAAATGCTTCTTTATTGGGAACTTGAACCGCTGGTGTGATGGAAACTGCATTTAAGGTTCCAGCATTAACTGCACGAACAACTTGAAGATTGTTACCGTAAGCTAAGAAAGCTGCAGCGGTATGCCAAGAAGATGCTGTGTTGGAATCAGGTTCATCGAAAATGTCAACAAGTGTTTTTTCACTGTCAACTGTTGTAATTGTTTTTCCTGGTCCCCATTTGAAGGCTCCAGCATACGCACCGGCTGTAGTTAAAACTGAAGGAACAACTGTTGTTAAGTTGGTTTCGGTTGTAATTACGCCTGGAGATAATTGAGCTATTTGCGCCATTTGTGTCTTCTCCTTAATATTGTTCTGATGTTTGGCAGTTTATACCAATGAATTATTTATGAAACATAATTTTTACATATTTCTGAGCATGTCTCGCGTGAAAGAACCATAGGTATCTCCGCCAACACTAGAGTCCCATAAATCACCACCTATCAATTCAAGTTCCGTTTGTCTACCGTCATCCATTATCATTTCTGGTAATCCTTCATCGTCAACCTGATTCATTCTTTCCAATTGAATTTGTTTACGAATGTCGTGGCTTACAATTTCTTTGAAGTAAGTTTGAGTGGTCAACCATGCAAAAATTACCAAAGACATAACTAAATCATCATTTGCACCTTCTTCAGCTTGAAAAGAGTTTTTCTCTGCAACAAAAGTGGTAAATTCAGAAATAGTATCAAAATCGTTGATTAAAAGTTTATCACCCTCAATTAGCATTTTAAGATTTGAACAACCAATTCGTTTGACTTGAGGTGACATTTTCAGACCCATCTGAATGCCTCTTGCAAATCCTGCCGATAGTTGTTGTGGTTTCTTGTTACCTGTAAATACTTTCCACATATTCTCGTACTCCAATTCAATATGGAGTGCATCTGCAACTTGTGGTGTATTATTTATCTCAATCAAAACGTATGCATTATTATACAACCT